ATTCAGGCACTTCCCGGCTTTGTAGCTGTAGAGAAGTACTCTGAGCAGAGTGATGCAATTGAGGGTGAGATTGGTGGAGTAGAAGGAGTACGTTTTATTACCACAACTCAAGCAACTCCATTTAAAGATGCTGGTGACACCAACGGTGTTGCAAACTGTGTGTCTACAGGTGGATCAAATGCTGATGTTTATCCAGTTTTAATAATTGGAGAAGACGCAATTGGTTGTGCAACTCTAGGTGGAATGGATTCACTCCGCTCTAAGGTTGTTATGCCAAAACCCGGCCCCGGTGATCCACTCGGACAGCGTGGTACGGTAGCATGGGATACATTCTATTCCTGTATCATATTGCAAGACCTTAATATGTATAGACTAGAAGTAGCTTGTACTAAACTTGCATAACTAAATAACCCCTTCCAATGGGAGGGGTTTCACATTCTAAAAAGGAAAATTTATGGATTCTTTAAAAACAAGAATTACTAATGCTCCTCAAATGTCTGGCTATAAGTCAGTCGCTTTAGGAAGTAATACTTCGGCTTCAACTCATGCCGCAGTTAGTAATATAATTATACCGTGGGGTGCTATCGTTATTGATACCCCTATAATTGTTACAGCGGCCTTTAACGCAGGTACAGCTACATACTTTGACACAGGCACAGTAGGGACATTAGCTCAGGCTGATGGATCTTCTGCAACTGCTGATCCTAACGGATTCATGGCAGGAGCGGCAGCTACTGCTAGTGGTCAAACTATTGGTAAGTTCCTCAGTTGTCGTGGTGGAACAGAGTCTCTAGGTGGAGCACTCTTAGGTACAAAGCCATCTTATACAGTAAGTCAAACCTACTCCGATTCTGGTGAAAAGGTTGTTCCAGTAGTTCTTCAATGGACTATAACTGGTTCAGTCCCTTCAGCCGGATCAATTGTCTGGTGGGTTGAATACATCTTTGATCCAAACATTGTTTGGACTCAGGCAGCACTAGCTTAATAGTGTAATTCAGTAGTGGGTGGCTTTGGTCACCCACATTCTAACAACGGAGATAAGGAGAAAATATGTCCATAGCAGGTGGTTTATTACCAAGTGAAAGTTTGCCTACACAGAAGAGGCACGATAATTATGCACCAGCAGGAGAGGGCCGTTTTGTAGTCCTTCCTAATGGTATGAAGATGGCGGCTGAATGGAAGAGAGGAAACGATGTTCCAGAAGGTTATGCTGTTATAAATATTGAATACGGTAAGGACAGTACAGAAATGGGGCCAGTACCTGTCACACATGGAGATTGGACAATAGTTATACCAAGGGGTTCAGACAGAATTGTACCTCTTCAACATCTAAATATACTGAATGATGCTATTACAACCGATTACTTCCAGAAGGATTTATCACAGGGGCTTACTTCAAGGTCTAACCGTAGGTTTAATTTTATAGTAAAAAAATGGCCTAAGACAGGCGGTAAAGCAGGTGCCGAATTTGATGATGCATCTGCCCCAATAACTAAGGAAGATTTAGACGGTGCATTAGAGCGTCATGAGGTGATTGACCTTGACCAAAATTAATGAATCGAAAGCAAATAAGAGAACGTGCCGAAACCGCATTACAGGATACAGCTAATAAGCATTGGTCAGATGGAGAGTTAAACACCTACATTGATGATGCTTGTAATGAGTTTACACGTAGAGTAAGGTACCCACAAGTAGAAGGCTATGCTCTAAATGGGCAGTCTACGACTACTATAGGTGAGGCTACACAGGTAGGGACACTTTCTACTGATAGTAAAACAGCAACGATTACATTTGGCTCCTCACATGGATACTCAGAGGGCAATGCTATTAATGTTACTGATGGTGCTCCTAGTCAGTATCTTGGGACATTCATTATTTCTGTTCCAACCGCAAATACTATAACCTATAAGATCAGAACTAGCGGTTCAGTAACTGATTCTAGTGTTACTACACTTAGAGTTGGCCCATTCTATACAATTCCAAGTACAATTTCAGAGATAGTATCCATCAGCATTGATGGAAGAGAACTCAATATATTTACAGAGTCTGAACTAAATGCAGCCGCATCTTCCAGCGGTAATAGACACTTTATGTTAGAATCCTCAATGGGATTTCATCCTAATGCATTCTCTTCAGTAGTAGCTTCAACAGACAATACTCCAAGGTGGCGTGATCAGAACGGCCCTATAGAAGCCGCAGTCTTTAATAATAGGACAGCTTCCACATTCAGAATATACCCACTCCCTAAAGAACAGAAGGACTTATTTGTAGATAAGGATGCAAGTCCAAAGATATTTCATTCTCTCAAGGTTAGAGGTGTACCAAAAGATAATACACTTGCAACAGATGCAACATCTCCAACAGTACATGCATACTGGCATGAGAGTATAGTATGGGGAACCTTAGAGAGAGCATACCTGAAGGAGTCACAGCAACGTAATGCAGATAAGTCAGGATTTTACAGACAGAAGTTCTTGGAAAATGTTGCACAAGCAGGTACAATGGAAGGTATGACATCAGGCGCATTATCAGAAGGACGTAATCAATCAGGATTTGTAGTAAATAGGAGTTTATGAAAAAGAAAAAGAAATTACCTCCCGGTGGGATAAGTCTTGGTAGTTCTTCAACAACTACATGGAGGCAGACCCCTACAAGCAAAGCTGTTGATGAAAGAGAAGATAAAAAATTAATGAAGAAATATGCTGATGCACATGTACCTAGAAAACCGGGTAAAAAAAATAAACAAGGTTACTATGTCGCAAAATATTCTGAAGAAGAAAGCCGTAAAATAGACGAGAGCGAAAAAAAACGTGAAAAAATTCTAAAGAAACGTAGGAGACCAGCCCCAGTTGGAGCGATTGCAAAAACAGAACGTAAGACAACATATGGAAAGACTGATGCTAAGGGAAGAAGGAAAGTAAGTAAAGAAGCTAAATTTAGTGGGTCAGGTGGAATGATGCCAAATGACATGCATAAAAAACTTTATGGCAATTGGTTAAAAACACAGAAAAAGTAGGAGTTTATAATGCATAAAAAATCAAAACATAAGGATGGTTTTTTAACTAAAAAGAAGCTAAAGAAAAGCTATTCTAAATCTAGAATGCCGGGTTATTAATGTACAATAAGGCTGAGTACGACAAGAAGTTCAACAAGAAACCATCTCAGCGCAAGAAACGTGCCGAATTAAACAGGTACAACCGTAAGAATGGTACATACGGCAACGGTGACGGACTAGATGCATCTCATATAGGCGGTAAAATAGTAGGATTTGAGTCGGAGAAAAAGAACCGTGGCAGAGCAGAGAAAAGCAGACTACCCGGTAAGAAGGGGTTCTTAGGTAAATGGAACGCCCACAAAGTAGTTAAAAAACAAGGAAAGGAGTAATTATGGCTGGACTTTATGGGGATTGGGAAGCAATGGCTGAACCAGAGAAACCTACAAAGAAGAAGAAGAAAAAGAAAAAGAAAAAATATAAAGGCATTAACCGTGATGGATATATTGATCCACATATAGGGTTTTCAATTGATTTATCCACAATGGATAAACCAAGAGATAGAAAAAGAAATAAATGAGCGCAGGAGTATACAACATTGAGATAGAACAGGGAGCAGACTATGCTCTAGCTGTAACCTACAAGGACTCAGCAGGTCTGGTCTTTGACCTATCCTCTGGCTACACAGCACAGATGAACATTAAAGAGTCATATCTTGACAGTACTGCTATTGATAGTTTGACTACAACCTCTGGAGAGATTACACTAACAAGTGGTATCGGAACATCAGTAGCAGGTACCATTGCAGTAGATGCAAGTAAATCTGTAGTCACAGTAACAATTGGTTCAGGCGAACACGGATTTGATTCAGGCGATTTTATTAACATTTCAGGAGCCGCTCCAGATGAGTATAATGGAGTTATAGAAGTAACATCTACTCCAACTGCTGGCACCTTTACTTATAGCGCAGTTGCTGGTGATACAATTACAGATTCATCCATACTATTTTATAAGGTTCAAGCAAACATATCAGTAGATATAGGACATGGAACTACAGCCACATATGACTTCAGTCAGGCATTCTATGACCTTGAGCTTTCTCAGTCAACGACAAATTCAAAGGTCTTAAGAGGAAAAGTGAACCTAGTAAGGGAACTTAACTAATGGCAGCAAATCAAGTAACAGTAGCAACTCCCGGCCCCGCTGGGGCAACAGGGTTAGTATACGAAGGCGTATGGGCTTCTGGAGCAGTATATCAGGTACGTGACTTAGTGCGTTTTACTGATGGCAACCTGTACATTGTAAACACACAGCACACCTCTTCCTCCTCAAATACTCCTACACTTAATGCTTCAATCTGGTCACTCTTCATTAATGCAGATGACGCATTCCAATGGGCTACAAAAGCAAAACATACTGCAATAACCGACTCATTATCCAATACAGGATATAGTGCCCTGCATCAAGCATCAAAGGCATCAGACTGGGCTTCCCTAACAACAGATGCAGTAACCAATGATGCTAATGCCTCAGATGTAGATTACAGCGCAAAGGCATGGGCGATAGGTGGAACGGAAGTAACAACTACAGCATCCAGAGGAGCCGCTAAAGAATGGGCTGTTGCTACTGGACTTGTAGATACAGCAAATTACTCTTCAAAAGAATATGCTCAAGGAACAGCGGCATCTACAGGTGGCTCATCTAAGGACTGGGCTACATATACAGCGGCAGATGTCCGTGGTGGTAGTGCTGGAGATATGTCTGCTAAGGAGTGGGCAGTTGGTGTTCAAGGAAGAGGAGTAGCTGGCGAAGGGTCTGCTAAAGATTGGGCTACACGTGCAGAAGATAGTGTAGTAGATAATGCGGGATATTCAGCCCTACACCATGCCGCAAAAGCAACTGCATCAGCTTCAGCAGGAGCAACTTCTGCCACAGCTAGTGCAACTTCTGCAACAGCTTCAGCCGCTTCTGCTACAGCCTCAGCCGCTAGTGAGACATCTGCAAATGCATCCGTAGATGCAATCTCAGTTATATATGATGCCTTTAATGACACCTACCTTGGAGCAATGGCAGACGGTGCAACTCAAGGCACTAACCCTACACCTACAGGTACATGGGCAAAGAACTCATCCACTATCACGGTATCAGCAGGAACAAACATTAAGGTAGGTCAAGTAGTAACAGGAACAGGAATACCGACTTCTCCTAAGCCTAATGTTATATCTGTCTCAGGAACTACAGTAATCCTGTCAGATAACATGGATGCGGCAGGTTCTGGTGTAACCCTCACATTTACAGGGTATGGTGTCTAT